AGACCAATAGATTTGGTACCTTCTGGTCCGTGTGGACAAGCCCCGCCGAAATGATGTAGTCGATGATCTGTTGTCCGATACTGGGCATGGTTCCCTCCTGGTCTGGATACCAGCAAGAAAGTTGAAAAATAAGTCGGGCGACAGCTCTTAGTCGTCCCGGATCGGCCGGAGGTCCGGCCGCTCGTCGTACACAGCGTCTCGAATGCTCTCCGCGTGCCGGCGGTCGTACATCCCCCCGCCACCCGGCCGTGCGTTGGCCTCGATCTCGTCGGCGAGTGACAGCAGGCCCTCCGGCGTGCTCTCATGGAGCACCCAGTCATCGCAGGGGCGGCCGTGCTCCTCGATGTACTGAGCGACCTCGTCGTCGCCTACAGCCCTGCCAGCGCTCATACAGTTCTCATTGAAGATCGCAACTCTCATCGTCTCGTCTCCCATGTCTCCCGCTCACTCAGCGGGCGAGGCCGCCGGCACCCCCGGCGGCTTGGCCGCAAGGCTGGCCACGCTGCCAACCTCTACACTAATATACGTCTGTCGGCAGTTGTGTACAGGCTAAAAAAGTCGGATCGCACCATTTTAAGGCAAAATGGCTCATAAGTGGGGGTAGAACGGGCTTGACAAGAAAGCCCCTCTGATGGCTACAATAGGCTTGCGCGCACAAGAAGGTAAGCTGGAGGGTGCCTCTCCGTTCTGACTCTCGTCTTCTCGCCTGTGATCGCAGCAGGCAATAGCCCTCGGCTGGTGTGCCTGGTGTGCAGTGAAGGCCATCACGCAAGCTGGCCGAGCCCTCGTGTGGTCTGGGTGCGGTCGCACGGATCCTGTCGCATCGGCTGCACGGTGCCGCCTGGCCATCGTCCTATCGCTGTGTCGGCTGGCCAGTGAGGCGGGCATCTGGCATGGTCCGACTCGCACCCATCCGCCCGTCAAGTGCCGTAATCCTCGGCATTCCTGGGCCAGTCGAGCCCCGGGGCGTCCGGCGGGGCCCCCTTTCCGCGGAATTTGAACCGTACCCCCCGGGTCGCGCGGCCGCGCGGGCAGCGGTGTAGTCCCTCCCCCCCCCACACCTGATCCGGTGTTAAGTTGGGTAATGTCTACGGTGAAGCGATTACCCTGATAATGAGGAGTTTCGATCGCAGGCGGCGTACGCCGAAGCCAAATCGTTTTCGCTTCATGGTCTCACCTCGCTGAGCACTCCGACACTTCCGAGGCTGTTGGGCTGTCGGACTGCCGCCCAGCCGGAGCACACGGACCACCACGACTACGACAACCGACGGCCCCTTTGGCCAACTCGTACCATCGCTTGAGCCAGACCACGCACTCGGAGGGCTGCCGGTCTTGGAGCGCCAGCGCGTGCAGCGCGCGGATGAACTCGAAAAGGGCCTTGTGCCGCGTCCCGGGCTTCTGCGGAAGCGTCTCTTGGATGGCTTGTTGGATGAGCGTGTCCAACAACGAAAACGAAGAATTCGTCGCAACTTGTTGCGACCGATTTTTCGTTGTCCTGCAAACGTCCTGTGTCTTTGAGACTGTCCTGCGCGTGTCCTGTGTAACAGAGGGTGCTTGTCCTGTGTAACACGACCCTGAAAGCGATTCGAGTTATAAGGGCCGTCGTAGTCGTGGTGGTCGTGGTCCGTCTGAGCACTCCGACAACGGCCGTCGGAGTGGCGCCCGGATTCTGTCGGAGTGGTCATGGCGGGTCCGCCAACTTGTACCCATCCTTGGGGGTCTTCTGGTTGCTGACGTGCACCTTGCACTCAACAACGTCGTCCGTATCGATCAGGTCGGCCAGCACGATACCCACCCGGCTGTTGTTCATGCTGGCGCGGGCTCAGAGGAAGCTTACTCTGGAAACGGACAAGGACCCTACGCGAAGCGGACCGTAGAAACCGACGTGAAACCGACGTGAAAACAACGAAATCGACGTGACTTTCTCCGGCTTCACGGAGAACACCCCACTCTGAAATCGGCAAACGCCCCGAAATCGGAATGATGAGGAATGATGAGGAATGGGGTAAACGTGATTGCAACGCGATTTCCCCGCGATTTCCACTGGAGGGGGTTGCTAATCTTCGGCAGTTGTGGTAAGGTTGGACCCAAATGGGTAGTACGGTTCGTTTGGACCGGTCACGAGGTCTACGACTTCCGCCATCCGCGTCCTGGAAACACCGGTTTTCACTGGTCGGAGATCGCCGTTGACTGGCAGCCCTGGAGCGGATTGATGCCACGAGTTCTCAGTAGGCCGGTGAGCCGTCGCGTGGGCGAGAAATTGGTGGCGACGATGACCGAAAACGGACTCGTTCTTCGGCGACCGCACGGGCGGCGCAGGGTGTTGGTCACCTGGAAGGAGTTGGACTCGGAGTACCTTCACGACGATCGGAGGGGTGTAGAGGCTTTCACACGTCCGCTTCCGGCTCGCTGGTTGCCGGCGCCTGGAGAGTGGATTTGGGCGAAGCCGGCGTCCCGGGTTTGGTCGGCCCAGGTGCGGCGGGTGTTGAATGGGCTCGGCGAGGAGATCGTGGTGTGCCGGCTTGCCGGGCGAGTGGAGTCGGAATGTCACCTGCTGCTGTCTCAGACGCGGCCGAAGGCGTCTCGGGAGTTGAAACGGGTCGTCACTCCGAACGGGAAGATTTGACGATGGGGCTTCTGAAAGCCGAAGAGCGGGCGACGATCGCCGATCTGGAAATCTACGGGCTTTCACTGAAGCTCATCAACGGCCTGGAGGAAGACTTTGGGTTCCTGTACGTGGACGAACTTACTGAGTTGACCGAGGAGCGACTTTCGGACGCCCGCCACCACAGGCCGGGCGGTCCATTTGGGCCGGATGGCATTCGCGAGATCCGTGGGGCGTTGCGAGCCTTCTTGGCTGGGCGGCCGGTGAAAACGCCAGGGGAGTGCATCGTCTTCAAGCGGTGAGGTTGTAAGTGATGGGCTTCCCACGAAACAAGCGACCGGTGTGGTATACGGACTGGAGGTCCCTCTGGCACCAGGCGTGCATTGAGATAGGGATGTCCCTCAGTATGTACTCGCCGAGGTTCGGCGGGTTCGATGGACGGCGAGTGCGTATGAGCCGAAATCTTTGGAAGAGCTTACACCGTATCCGTCGCATCTACAGGCGACTGCGAGCGGAATCTAAGGTGATGGATCACACGTGGTGCGATCAGTTGATGAAAAGCATTTTTCGGGATGGAGTCGATTTGTCGTAAGGGTTCCCGAATGATCGAGACGCAAACGGAAGCGACGGATCGTTGGCGTCGCGAGGGGCGCGACCGCGAGACGAGGGCGTACCGGAAGACGATCGAGGATGAATTGAAGGCTACGGGCCTGTCTGTCCGAAAAGCGCGAGCGGAGGCGTGGGCACGGACGATGGCGGCGTTTCCGCCGCTTCCTGCTGCCGGCGAGGGGCCTGGCGCCTGGTCGGACTGGGACGAGAAGGTTGGGCAGGACTCGTCTCTTCCGGAATCCTGGGGCACGCTGCCGGATTCTGCGTCGTTTGACGCCGAGGTCGAGTGGGTGCACCAGAACCGCGTGCTGGTTGTCGAGGACCGGAAGGGGAAGCAGTCGGTATTTCATTGGGACCGCGCAAAGAGACCGCCGCCGAGCTATGGTGCGGTGAACCTGATGGAGTTCGCGGCCACGAACCGCAAAGGCTTCATGGACATCCTGTATCGCGTGAAGCCGGGGATGGGCGGCGACGAGGAGGTCGTTCGGCAGGAGAAGATCGCGGTGGAGGAGATTCGCCGTCTGCTGGAGGAGCTAAGGGCGGCTGGGGAGTCAGAGCGACCGTCTGAGCGGGCACCAGACGCGTCGGTTAGCTCTGGTGTGAATCATGACAATACGAACGGTGAAGAAGGAGGGTGACTTATGGCCGGTGGACCTATAATCGACTCCATGGGGTTTCCGGTGGGCGGTGGGAAACCAAGTCAAGAGCAATTACAGGCTATGCAGGCACAGCAGGCCGTGCAGTTGCGCATGAACATGTACGCGAGCCTGATCCCGGTGGTCGCGGCGAAGTTGCTGGAGCGTGATACGCTTGAGGACGACATGCTGGCGGACGAGGACGACAGACCGCTTGCGAAGCGTATTGCCGATGAATCGAACGAGATTACCCTGGCAGCGCTGAAGGTGTTTCCTGGGCTCACGTTTCCGAACGGGTGAAGGCTAAGCGCATGAAACCTGAAACTCAATCATGCCGTCCGTTTCCATGTGGCATCAAGTATCTCGGCTTCGACATCTATGTCGATGGATCTCAGCGCGCGGCTGATGGCTTCCGGGATATGATAATGAGTTGGATGCAGTGGAAGAAGGCGGAAGCGTTAGGTGAGGTCGCAATCCATATGTGCAAACCAGGACGGGGCCAGGGAATTGACCTTGCCGCTCCCAAAGAGAATCTGATTGCGAAATTCGCAGCCATGATCTATCGCTGGGATCGGGAGCTGCGCGATCTGCGCCGGCGTTTGATCTGTTCGCATGATCTGCCAGAAGAATGACCACCGCCACCGACTTCGTTGACTACATCCCCAGCGATCCGGTCGCGAACCTCGCGTGGCGGATTCGCATGCGCGAGGCGGCGGCCCGCGATCTCCACTTGCAGCGGGCCTTGAAGCAGGCGGCGTTTGACGACCTGCTGTTCTTCGTGGCCGGCTTCTGTATGCTTCACGAGCCGCGCGGCATCGTCAAGGAGCTGCCTTTCGTCCCTTGGCCGCATCAGCCTCCCGTGCTGCTGGGGATGGACGAGACGATCACTGAGACCGAGCGAACAGGAGAGACGGTGGACTTCCTGGTGCCCAAGTCGCGCGAGCAGGGAGCAAGCTACGGCTACCTGGCGGTGATCTTGCGACGTTGGTTGCGCGACCGGCGGTTCTCGGCCGGGCTGGTGACCCGGAACGAGGAGGATGTGGATAGCAAGGTCAACATGGGCACGGTGTTGGCCAAGGCCGTCTTCATGCTCGCGATGCTGCCCTCGTGGATGCGGCCCGAGGGTTTTGATTTCGAGAAGCACCGGAGCCTCAGCGAACACACGCTCTGGAACCCGGAGAACGGAGCAACGATCAAGGGGACGGCTGCGGTTCCGAACCTGTTTCGCAGCGAACGGTTGACCGTGCTGGCATTCGATGAGTGCGGCTCCAGTGAGTGGATTCAGGGCGAGAAGGACTACGCGGCGTTGGCCTCGACGGCCCACGTGGCCAACACGCGGCTGCTGGTCTCTACGTTCGGGGCCGACGCCGGGGCCTTCTACGAGGCGGTCGAAGACAAGAAGAAAGGAAAGAGCAACGCCAGGATGGCGGTGCTGGACTGGCGAGACAATCCAAAGCACACGAGGCTGGCGTGCGTGGTCCAGGTGGACGGCATCAAGCCCCTTCATCCGGAAGAGGAAACCGAAGCGAGGGCTTGGCTGAAGGACCACTCCAAGATTCTGAGTCACCTGAGGCGCAGCGGATTTATCAAGGAGGGTAAGACGATCTCCCCGTGGTACGTGGGTCAGTGTCTTCGCCCGGGGGCGACGCCACGGTCGATCGCCCGGGAGATCGACATGAACGCCAAGGGCGCGGTGGGCAAGGTGTTCGAGGAGGCGGTGCTGGAGCGGATGAAGAAGGAGTGCTGCAAGCCGCCCATGTGGCGCGGCAGGCCGGTGATCGACCGGGAGGAGAGTGTGCTGACCGGGTTGATCGAGGATGAGACCGGGCCGCTGAAGCTCTGGTTTCGGCCCGGGGTAGACGTGCGTGATCCACGCATCGCCGTTCCGGATGGCGAGTACGCGATCGCCGCAGACATTTCCGCGGGCGGGACCGGGATTGCCTCCTCAAACTCGACCCTTTGTGGGCTCGATATGGCCACCGGAAGGCAGGTGTTAGCATACGCCATTAAGGGGATGAAAGCGCATGACTTCTCCAGGGTCATGGTGGCGGTAGCCCGGTGGATGCGGAGGGCTTTTCTCGGGTGGGAGGCCAGTGGGCCAGGGGAGTCGGTGGTAGAGAAAGAGATTCTCGGCCCCATTGGGTACTACAACGTGTACTACCGGGAGGTCAATCCCATTGGGGGAAAGCGGGAGAAAAAGCCCGGCTGGTCCAACAAGAAGGAGTCGGACAAGCTGGATCTCTTTGAGGCGATGGACATTGCCTTTGCGAGCGGTCTATTCACCCCTCGCGACGAGGAGATGATCGAGGAATGTGGGGAATACGAGATTGGGCAGGACGGCAAGATTGTGCATGCTCCGACCCGCATACACAAGGGGGCGCAGGGGGCACACGGCGACCGGTGCATTGCGGCTGGCGTGGCCTGGCTGATGACCAAGGATCGCGGCTCGGTAGAGAAGTCCGTTGACAAAGACAGGCTAAAAGCGCATGATCCACCTAAATACAGTCCTGCGTGGCACATGCGGGAGGCGGCTCGGTTCAAGCGTCAACAAGACGGGGTCGCCGGGGATTTTCCTTTTGAAGGGATCGAATCATGGCAGTAAAAGAACCGATGGTCGGTGACCGTGTGCATTTCTGGCCCTTCGGGGAGAAGTCCGTCGCGACGCCTCAGCCATTGGCGGGGATCGTGACGTTCGTTCATCCGCGGAACGCTGTTTCACCCCAGAAGGTGACCTTGGCCGTCTTCACGCCTGACGGTCGGCCGTACCCGCAACGGGAGATGCGCTTCGTCCAAGACGACGAGAGCGATCGACCCGAGATGTCCTACGCGACCTGGCCGAAGACCGTTTCGGCACCGGCCGGGGTTGAAGAGCCACCGCCCGCGGTTGAGACGGTCGCTCAGCCGGCGGCCAGCGAAGCCGCCGAGCCGGCGCCGGCCCCGCCGGAGGTCCAGCCGGAGCCGGAAACCTCGCCATCGGCCGAAGTCGAGGATGCGGTCACGGAGGAACCGCCTGCGCTAGAAGCGGAGGCGGCACCCGTGGTGGCCGAACCGCCTGCGCTGGAACCTGCCGACCAGGCCCCCTCCGACGAGGCTCCCGCCGAGCCACCCCCGGCCCCTGAGCCCGCGGAGGAGCCCGCGGAGGAGCCCGCGGAGGAGCCCGTCCAGGCGGCCGAGGAATCGGAGCCGGCGCCGGAGGCCGAAGACGAGGCCGAAGCAACCGACGACGCGGCCGAAGAGGAAGAGGAGGGGGCACAGCCCGCAGAGGAACCGGTGGCGGAGGACAAGCCTGACAAGCCGGGCGAAGCTGACATCCATCCGTAGCCATCGTCGCGCTCTTTGACAGACTACTCCAAGGGCAACTTCTGCTACTAGCCGGCCAGCGGTAGCAGGGGGGCCGCGCAAACGAACGCCCGACGCGGGGCGCGTCACCCGCCGGGCGTTTTTTGTTGCGCGGCTGCCCATTTTTCACAGTGCTCCAGTCTTTATGAGCAAGCGCAAGCGGAAACGGACGGCAAACCGCACGCGACGGCAGCAGCAGCGCCAAGCCGAGGTGGTCGGCCAGCCTGCCCCCGTCGCCGAGCGCTCGCCGTCCGGCTTCCTGCCTCCGCGCTCCACCTCCCACGATGAGCCTATGACGTTCGACCTCGGGGGTGCCATCGACCTGAGACGGTTTCACGCGGCGCGAAAGTCCAGCGCCAACGCGATGGAGCCGTTCCGAAAGGTACGGGCCACGATCAACCGGGAAATGGCAGGTCCGTGGTACACCTTCGCGGCCGATGACGGCAGAACGTACGTCAACAAGCTCGCGACGACGGCCAGTATCCTCTCCATGGCGCTGGCCTACAACAACCCCGAGATCGAGGTCACGAGTTGGAACCCCGCGCTGTGGCCCTTCGCTCGGAAGTGGACGGAGGCGATCAACCGCCAGATCAAGAACATGGGGTTCCGGGACACCTTCTACGAGGCCACCCTGGACGCTACGGTTCTGTGGGGCATCCTGAAGGTCCGGCTTGCGGACAGCGGCTACATCGCGACCAGCGACAACCAATTCGTGATGCCAGGCGAAATCACGATGGATCGGGTGAGTTTCGACGACCTCATTATCGACCTGGCGCCGAAGTCCGACCGGTACATCCGCTTCATCGGCGACTGGTACAGGGCGAGCTACAGGAAGGTCCGGCAGCGCGACGACTTTGACGAGGCGGTCGTCAAGAAGCTAGGTCCGACTTCCAAGGTCGGCACGCCGGACACGGGTGGTCAGTCCAGCCAAAGCATCGCGACCCGGCACCAGGTCGATGACGACGAGCTGGAACCGATGGTCTGGCTGGGCGACGTGTATTTCCCAGAAACGCACCAGCTTGTGACGATCAGCGACCGGGAAGACCTGTGGCCGTTGAAAATCCAAGACGACTACGACGTTGGGCCCAATGGCCCCTACGAGCTTTTGGGGCTCGGCTTGGTCCCGGACAACATGGTGCCCTCATCGCCTTTGCACCACTTGCTGGCCTTGCATCGGGCAATCAACAAGATTTTCACGAAGGCCATCGAACAGGGACTCGCGCAGAAGAACGTGTTTGCCGTCCGGCCTGGAGAAGAGAAGTCTGGCCGTATGTGGCGCGACGCCCGTAACAACGAGTTCCTCGTGACGACATCGGCGCCGGATCAAGTGTCGGTCCGTGGCGTGGACGGCGGAACGATGGCGTTCTGGTTACAGATGGGAGAGGTGTACAACACCCAGTCGAGCAACGAGAGGGCGTTGGGCGGGCTGGGGATCGGCGCGCCCACGGCCACGCAAGAGGCTCAAATGCTCGGACAGGCGACCGGCCTGGTCGGGCAGATGCGCGCCAAGGTCGAGCACTGCGCGGAGGGGTGTGCCCGTAAAATCGGCATCGAAATGTGGGAGAGCGAGACGCTCACCATCGAAGGGGCCAGCGAGTTCGAGCAGACGGGCATGTACATCCCGGCGGCGTGGCGGCCGAAGTCGCATGTACCGGAGTCTGGGGAAGGGCCGACACGCGAAGGTCTGCGCGACCACTACGACTTCCAGGTCCGGGCTAACAGTATGGGCTATCGGCCGCCCGAGGCGGAATTGCAGGGCGTGTACCAGTTTGGCCAGATGCTTACCACGATGTTGCCGCTGATTCAGGCCGGCAAAATGGACGGCGAAGCCTTCACGGAGTTCGCGGCGGCCAAGCTGAATACGCCGAGCCTGAAGCGCATCTTCCGCGGGATGCTGGTGGAAGCCACGGGCGAAGGCGCGTCCGATCCACACCAGGCCACGAAGGCGCCGTTTACCCAGCGGGAGGTGACCCGGAACAACGTGTCCCGAGGTCCGCAGGGCGGCGGACTGGCGAGCGTCATGGCCCAGATGATGCAGGCTGCGGAGAGCGGCGGATCGACGGTGACCAGGGGTGCGCGATGAGCAGAAGCAGCGTAACGCGGCGGTTCGTCTACGACCACGAGCAGGGCAAGGTCGTGGAAGTGACGGAGAAGCCGCCGAGAAAGCAGGCCGTCAATCCCTATTTCAGCGAAGCCACGCCCAGAGAGTCGATGGCGATGAGCGTCCATTCCTCTCAGGTGGACGATGCCAACGAGCTAATGCGCCGGGAGGGGATCACTGGCGTTCACTTCGACGGGCGGCGGAGGCACAACTGCGTCTTCACGGACACGAAACAGCGCGCCAAGGCGATCAAGGTGCTCAGCCGGCACTTCGGGCTGGGCGGCGTTATCCACGACGATCACGACGTTTTCAGTGAAGGGTAGATCATGGCGACGGATGCAGCGGAAAAGGAATGGGGAGAAATGTCGGAATCTGAACAAGACGCACTGGTTCAGGAAGTCCAGTCGCAGCGTCATCCGGAAGAGGGCGACGCCGCCGCCGGTGCCCAGACTGCCAAGACTGCTGCCAACGCTGAAACCGTCGATCCGAACAAAGACACAAAGAAGCCTTCCGACGGCGCCGATGAGACTCCCGGCGCCGCCGATGCCGGCCAGCATGACGCGGCCGATGGCGAAGCCGAAGTGGAAGATGGTCAGAAGGGCCAGGAGGGTCAGGGTGCCGAGTCCGGCGATGAGCCGGACTGGCATGACGACGCCGAGACTTGGGACTTCGCAAAGCGGATGGGGGTTACGGAGGAGGAATACTCCGGGATCCTGAGTCGCGAGGAGTTGGATCGGACGCTGCGGATCATCGACCGGAAAGCCTACGATGCCGAGACCGCAAAGCGGTCTGGCGCGGCGGCCAAGGCGGGTTCCAAGCCCACCTCCGATGACGCAGAGCCGCCCGACGTGATGGCGGAGGTCGAGCAAGTCTTCTGCGATACGTTCGACGAGGAGACGAAGAATGCCCTGGCGAAGGCTATAGGCGTGCTTCACTCCAGGCACGTCGAAGAGACCAAGGTGCTCCGTGAACAGATCGGCGCCTTTCAGCAGGCCGAGGACGCGCGGCAGGAGGCCGAAACCGAACGGGCCATCAATGCGTCGATCGACGCGATGGGCAAGCCGGAGCGATACGGCAAGCCTGGCGCCAAGCTCACTCGCGAGCAGGCCGCCAACCGGGCGAAGGTGAGGGAAGCGCATCTCGTTCATGCGCAGGGTCTCCTCGCTCGTGGCGGAGAACCAAGACCCGACGTGGACTTTCTGCGCGCCGCGGACGCCCTGGCGTTCGTGGACGACAACCAGCGTGAAGCACAGAGGGAGTTCGACAAGCGATTGAAAAACCAGTCCCGCCGGATTACCGGCGGGTCGAGTACTCGAAAGCTCTCCAAGCCGGTTCCTGACGATCCGCAAGCTCGCAAGAGGGCGATCGTAGATGATCCGGAGATCGAGGCGGCCTATCAGAAGGCCCTCGCTGGGGGCTAACGTCGTGCTTCCTCGTTGACCTACAAGGAGTCTCTTAACCGATGCCCGCAATTCCAGTTCAGAATATCGACGACTTTCTCGAAAGCGTCACGCACAAGTATTACGACAGGACCAACTACAAGGACCTGTCCGTCAACTTGCGCCAGAGCGTTTTCGCCAAGTACATCGTCAATCGCGCTGGCCACACCAGCGACGAGGGAATGCGCCAGGACGAGATGGAAGGCGATCTCGTCCACTGGAAGCTGATGTACGCCTACGCGGACACGTTTCGGCTGATTGCTCCCTATAGCGAGCTGGAGACGAAGCGCGTCACCATGACCACCCACGGCCAGATGTTCTGGTCGATGAACGAGACCAACTACAACTTCTGCGTGACGGAGGATCAGTTCCGCACCAACAAGGTGAAGCTCATCGACGCGATCGACGAGCGCGAGCACGGCATGTACAACAGCTACGTGCTGGGCATGGAAAAGCTGATGCTGGGCCCAGGGCCGACCTCCGTTCCCACCGCTGGTGAACCCACGCCGCCGGCCTCGCTGCTGTGGTGGTTGCAGCCCTACAACGGCAACGCCAACTACCCGGCCTACGATGCCAACGGCTCGTCTGCGCCGATCACGCTGAGCGTGGGGCCGGACGCCACGTCCAGCGGGTTCGTCGGTATGGACCCGCCGGGATTCTCGTCGATTGGCACGGGCGGCGTGTTTCGCTCGACGGTACCGGGGTGGCGGAACCGGGCCGGCATCTACACGTCGATCACGCCCACCGACTTCGTGGACACGCTCATCGAGTGCACGGAGAAGTGCCAGTTCACGCCCATGAGAACCTACGCCGAGCTGGCGCCCGGCGAGGACCCCGACTGGATGTATCTGACCACCTACAGCCGGATCAAGGGGATGCGGCGGATTCTCCAGAGCGGCAACGACAACATCGAGCAAGACCTTGGCCAGTTCAAGGGCCGCGTCGTGCTGCACGGCGTCCCGTTCCAGGAAGTTCCGCTCTGGTCCAACCAAGACCTCGGCTACAACCTCAACACGGGGACAGTCCTGGGGATCAACTGGAAGACGTGGAAGTATTTCTACAAGAGCGGGATGCGGATGCAGAAGATGCCGCTTATCGTCCACCCGACGATGCCCGACGTGCGCGTCCGCCGCATGTTGGACAGCGGCCAGATCGTCTGCTTCGACTGCCGGTCGAACTTCCGGATCGACAGCACGGTCGCCGTCACAGAATCCAACTGAGGAACCGGCTGATCGCCATACGGCGTCACACAACCAATCGCAATCTTCTGAAAAAGTGAGATACCAACATGGGTCTTCGACCAAAAGGCGTCGCGGGCATCCACGACATCTTCGGCCTGAGCGAGTCGCTGTGGGGGAACTACCCCATCGACTGGATCTTCGGGCTGAAGGATCAAGACTACGGCTGGGGCGTCTTCGAT